GATGGGTAAGAATAAGATCGTCCTCTTCCAGTATCAGTTTCTGATCTACCCTGACACTGATAGGATTCACGGATTCCACAGTACCCTTTCTGTGTTCAAACGGGTCTCCCGCATCATTCGTTGTTTTCGACAGTTTTTTCAACAGTTGTACCAGTTCCGCCATTTTTATCACTCTCCTTTATTCCCATTTGGCCTATAAAGTCAATAGTCATTACATGTTTCTGATATTCAAATTTATGTTTAACCTTATCCACTATCATATAATTCTGCACTATTATATCCCCGACATTAAGTTTTATCAGCATACTTGAACCACCTCTGACCCTTATGTCGCCGAATACATTTTCCATTGCGAAAGTTCTTTTCTTATGATTGTATAATTTTAAAAGACTTTCCACTTTTTCCTTTATTTTCGCCTCAGTCATTTTCTCGTCCACATTTTCAAAATACTGTAAAATACCCCATGATTTTATGTTAAAAGGGTCTTTTACCATGTATATTTCCCTTGTCTTTGCCTCTTTGTTGACCCTTAAAAGCTTTATCTGATTATATGTCTTGTCGTCTATGCTTGTACCGTATTTATAGTCAGTTGCACTCTTGTCGTCAAGGATGAGGTCAAGTATCCTCATTTTTTCATCTTCCTTAAGTGTAAGCTTTCCGTAATCGTCATAAAAAATGAACTGTTTCTTTGTGTTATATAGAGTTTCGGAGAGAGCGTATATTATCATGTCAAATAAAGTCTTGTTGTCCTCTATCCTCTTTTCGATTTTAAATTCCGTGTCTTCCAGTTCCCCGATTTCAAGCTTAAAATCTTCCGCTATTCTTTTTATTATTTCCGTTGCCGTCACATTTTTAAATATATATGTGTCCTTATTTTTCAAGTACCTCAGCTGATCATATGCGGTAACTTTTATCTTTCCTGATTTTGTCCTGCTACGCTTAAAGATATAGCCTAGAAAAAAAGGGGCGTCCTTATATTTCACGGATACCCTGTTCCCTTCAGTAAATTCTATTTCTTCCTTAAGCACTTCAAATTCAAGCACTCCACAAGCTCCTTTTCTCTCCGTTGTCCATTCAAGTGATGTTACAAGCGGAATTAAAACCTGACCATTTTCCAGTGTTACTGTCAGTTCAATGTCTTTTTCAAGCTCAAATTTTCCGACTGACTGTTTTATTGCCGCATTAATCCAGCTTTCCCTGTTAAGGTCTATCAGCTTAATTTCTTTCAAGTCCGGCATAATACTCATTCCTTAAGCCTCACTTTCTGTCCCGGGATAAAGTCCGTTATTTTATCGAAAGCATTAAGCTTCATGACCTCCGCCATTTTCTCAAGCCCTCCTGTATGCTGACGGCATATGTTCCACAGAGTTTCCCCCGCCTCGGTTGTGACTATCCTGTCCAGTATTGCTGTCACTGCCCGGGGTTTTGTGATAAATCCTGAAACCTTATCGTCCAGTATAGTCAGAGCTGTTGCCCTCGGGTCGCGGTACTCCTTGAGCTTGATTTCAACGGGGATGTCCATGAATTCGTCTGTGTCATCGGAATATGTAAACTCTTCAAGGGTGACTTTCATGTTTGTGTTGAAATACCCCTTCCTGTTCGGATATCTACGCGACACAATAAACTGGAACACTTTCCTGTCCCTTTTCAGTCGCTGAAGTTTACCCAAATAATATCCAGGCTTGTTAAACCCCTGCAGAGTATTCAGATAGGGATACCTGAATGCAGGGAGGACAATTTTGAATGATATTTCCTTAAGCCCTTCGGACTTCAGCAGATTCACTTCTGACGCATTTATAAGTGACACTGTTTCATTCCTATTCTTCATGCTGTATGTTATTTTGTCAGGATTCACTGGTATCAGCATTCTGTCAATATAAATATCGTACATGTTAATGCACCCCCTCCGCCACAATATTCATTTTCTCTTCTATCTTTTCAGTCAGTTTATTTATCACTTTATCAATGTCAGCTTCATTTTCTATTGTATTATTGTTATTCATTTCCACTTTTATTTCAGCTGTCGTGAACTGATTGATGTGTTCCTGCTCCGCTAGTTCCCTCAGATATTTCAAATCCTCTTCCGTATCCTCAAGACTGTTGGCCATTTTCCCTGTGTTGTCAGCGGTTTTTCCTGTATTTTTTCCTACTCCGTTAGGGTCTTTTCCTCCACCACCGCCTCCACCTGGCATTCCAGTTCCGGCCGGATCAAGTCCTTTCCCTCCTCCGAGGTCGCCAAGTTCACCTTTCAGCATATCTTTTGCATTTTTGTATCCGTTCTTTAAGTCATTTTCCCATTTTTTCTGTTTTGCATTTCCTCTCTCTGCACCTTTTCTGTACGCTGCACCTGCATCTTTTTTATCAAGCTTATAGTTTATTTCTGCTATTTGCGGAGCTGAGAAATTAGCCCTTGCAAGTTGCATGGCTCCTCCTGTCGAGGTAGGCAGGTTAATCCCGATTGCAGACAGCAGCGGAGCTGCACCGCTCATCATTTTTAAAAGTCCATTTATGAACTTATCCGCTTCACGCATTATCCAGTTGAAAGCATCTATGAATATGTTTGCGAAATTGGACAGCCCTTTTGCCGCACTTCTTATAAGCCCGTTTATCCCTCTTATAATTCCGTTTATCGCGGATATTATCGCATTGACTATACTCGCCCATATATTCCAAAGCATAGCCTTCATCCAGTCAAATGCCCCTACAACAACTCCTGTGACTGTAGCTGTTTTTGTCATAGTTTTAATAAGATATACCATTCCTACAACCAAACCTATCACGACTGCAATGACTGCTATAATGATAACTACAATCCAAGTTCCAGGAAAAGCGTACAAAGCTGCATTCAGTCCGTACTGTGCCGTTGTAGCCATAAAACTTGCTCCAGCCATCGCCATATCAGCTGCTGCTTTAAATCCTGCCGCAGTGTTGTAAGCCCATATTGCAAGAGTTGCTATACCTTGAGCCAAGGCATATACCCCCATTGCAATCGCGACAGCTACAATTATAGGTCTGATTAAATCCCATTTTTCATAAACCCAGCCCGCAAGTTCCAATGCTTTATCAAATACTGTTGTCATTACCCCTGCTACCATCTCAAATGTACTCGCCATGCTTGTTGCCATTGACTTAAATTTTTGACTGTTCGCTACCTGATTAATCATTCTAAGCAGAGGGTCAAATGCCCTTAGTGCAAAGTTTCCTGCTTTTACCCAAACTTCACCCCAGGTCATAGGTAGTTTAGAAAAGTCCCTGTTGATATCATCAGTCATTCCCAGTACTGCTCTTCTTACTACGTCTGCGGTTATTTTCCCTTCTGATGCCAATTTTTTAAGATGGTCTTGAGATACACCCATTTCCTTCGCTATTGCCTGAGTAATAAGAGGGGCATTTTCCCTGATACTCCTGAACTCGTCTCCCTGCAGTACTCCTGACGCAAGTGCCTGGTTAAGCTGTGTCATCGCTCCTGCAGTTTCAGATGCGGATGTTCCTGCTACTTTAAATGCCTTTGTTGCGTTACCCATAAACTGTATTATCTCAGCGTTATTTGAAAATCTCTTCCCAGCAAGGATTCCGAGCTTGGCCACATCGTTTGTAAAACTGTTCAGTGGAACTCTCGCCTCTTGTGCCATTTGATATGCAGCGTTTTTCAGATTATTTTTCTGAGCAGATGTATTTGTTATAAGATTAAGCCTTGCATCTATTGTCATGACTTCATCCGATATTCCGACCAGTTTTTTCGCACCGTTGACAAGTGCATATAGTCCTACGGCAGTCTTCAGCTTGTTTATCAGGCCGTTCATGGCTTTACCTCCGCCATGCATCGAACTATTCCACTGTTGCTGTTTTGCCGTATTCTGCTGTGTCTGTGCTCCCGCTCCTGCAAGTTCTGTCTGCAGATTCTGCAGTTCCACGTTAGCCCTTGCTATGTTATCTTTCATTGAATCTAACCCCTTCGGGTCTATCTTTTTATTATCCGCCGCTTCCATAGTGGTTACGAGACTGCTCATGGCACTTGCCATCTTAAGCACAGGAGCAGTCAGTCTGTCCATCATTTGTATTGACGAACTTATTGTTGCCATCAGCATCACCTCCTTGCTCTGGACTTCATTTTCTGCATTTCCTTTTTCTCATTTTCTATTTTCAATCTTATGCTTGCTATGATAAATGCTTTTTCTTCTAGACCAAGCTCTGCAAAATCGCCCGGCATTATCTTAAGCTTGTGGAGGGCGTAATGTGCATACCCTGCCATTGCATCCTCCTCTATCAGTTTTTTGCTTCTTCAATTTTTTCTTCCATGATATCTTTATCAAATCCGCATATTTCCTGTACCTTTTCTGCCAAAGCGTTATATTCGCCCGGTAAAAGCATAGCTGATAGGAGTTCCTCTGATGACATCACTGTGTAGCTGTCCTGTAACTCCTTGTTATTTAAATTAGGGTATACTACGCATGCGACAAGCAGTTTTTTAAGATACTCTGTGTAGTCCAATTTAGGCATGTATACGTTTTTCTTAATTCTAACCTGTGAGGTACATTGATTCCTTAGTTCGTCATCCGTTTCATTTCCTATAGCCCTGATTTCCCACTCCAGTGGCTTTCCGTCATCCCCGACAAATCTGTCTGAAATTACCACTTTTTCATTTTCTACCTGCTTCGCATTTCCTTTAAAAAATCCTTTTAAACTGTCCATTATTAATTTCAACACCTTTCTGATTAAATGAATTATATAAAAAATAAGCAGACACACAGTTGTATCTGCTAAAAATTCTGCCACTTCTTCGGGATTTAATATCCATCTGAAAAAATTTTCCAGCATTATTGCATTCCCGGTAAATTCTTAAATTTTTCAGGAATTTCAAAAGATTCGAATGTAAAGTCGAACTCATCTTCAAGATATTCTGCATCCGCATCTATACTCGCAAGAGTTCCTCCGTCTATATTACATCCTTTCAGTATGACTGTCTGTCTTCCTACTGTCGAAGTCGGGTCTTCGTTCACAAGCTGCATGTCAAAATATATATCTTCTCCTGTATTCTGATACTTAAGTAAAAGTTCCCTAAAAAGAGAAGAGTTGTAATGCAGTTTTGCACTTCCCGACCCTTCCCAGCCTGTGGCCTTGTTCCCTTTTCCTGAACGCCCCATGATAGGAACTTTGGTTTTTGTCTTCTCCATTTCCGCTTTCACGGAAATAACCTGCATTAAAAGATATCTGTTACCTTCTATCGTGACAAAACATCTTCCCATGCTCCCTGATACGGCATCCCTACCGTTCATTGTTGTGCTCATTTCTTACCTCCTTATTCATTTAGCTTAGGCCACTATGACACTCATGTATAATTTTTCCATCGCTGCAACAGGAGTGACCTTATCCGTTACAAGCACCGATTTCTTATCTTTCCCTTTTTCAATTGTCACGTCTTCGGCAACGAAATTCTCAATTGCCCTGACTCTCTGCAGTTCCTTGTGATGATCAACGATATTATCTTTAAGTGATACCCTTCCATCTTCGTCGTTGTTCACCTTTCCTGAGAACGACTTGTTGAACAGTTTTGCAATGTCCACAGCAATCTGATCAAGTACTCTTATCACCTGATTAGATGTAAAATCATCATTCTTATCTACTGTGATTGATGTGAACGTATTTATGTCCGTAAGAACAACTGGCCTGTTATCAGCCTTGTGGAACAGGAATTTTCCTGCTTTTATTCCATTTTCCAGAGCTGTCTGATTTTCCTTGAACTCAAATGTGAAGTCCCCATCATAAACCTTGTTCGAGACAGATTTGTTGACAGGACATCCCGCTTCAGCTCCCGTAACCCAGTACACTGCTGACGATTCTTTGTCATCCTTGGAAATAGTCTTATTTTCGACAGAAATGACACCTTCATGGTCTGCATATGCTCCTCTGTAGACTACAGTCTGGAACTTAGCTCCAACTTCATCGCGCATTCTTTTTGTGAACTGTATGTAAAGCTTTTTAATTGTTTCGTCAGTTGCAAGACATCCCAGTGTGTTAAAATAATAAGTTTCAATTTTATCTAAAAACTTCTGATATTCCGTTCCTGTCACTGCACTTCCATTTGTTCCATTTTCAAGCGGTTTTGCAACTGTCGGGGTTAATGTTGCACCTGTTTTAAAGTCTACAAAATCATTATTTACTAAATCCTTTGCTGTTTTTACCGTCTGAATATCCACTTTTTTATTGTCAAGCAAAGTAGTCACATCAAACATTGCAGGAGCGTCAACATTAGCTGCCACTGTTATTTTAATGCTGTTCCCTCTTTCGCCTGCATATTTTGCAGTGGCCAGGTCATTACTTGCTTTTGCCCCTTCATTCAGTTTATAGCAGTAGACTGTCTTCGCGTTAGAAAATAAGTCCCTTAAACCTTTCATTTTTTCATGGTCATAGCTATATCCGAATATTTTCAGGCTGTTTTTCTGAAAATCTGAGCTTTCAACAGTAAACACTTCCCCGTCAACTCCCCAGTCAAGCTCCATTGCCATTGCCGCATAACCTCTGTCAGCAAGCGAGACAATAGCCCTTGC